GCACATCATCGAGGGCATCTGCTCCGATTGATGAAGCTAAGGATTCTACAGGAAATGATGTATATGATTTTGCTGAAGGTAAGGCTAAAATTCAAGCTATGAATGACGATGCTCTTGCATATACTCGAAATGACCTTATCGAAGCAATTAAGGCTCAAGAAGATATGAAGAAGCAGGGATATAATGTTCCGAAGCTCGGATATTACTGGGATGAGTATTGGACTGTAGTTGATGAAATTGCTAGACGAATCAAAGCTGGATCTCAATTCGATCTAGCACCATGGGCGTTGAACGGCGCTCCAGTGGATGATAAGATAGAAGAACTAGGAGAATAAATCAAAGCCCTCTTATTGGAGGGCTTTTTTATTTCAGTGCGAGGGAGATCTAGTATAAGTAGATACTCT